TGAATTATATATAATTTTTTTACTGGGTTTTTATAATTTGCCATTCGTCTATCTTTAGACTTAATTCTTTCACATTTTTTACACAGTTTGGAAATATAACCATTTTTCCGAATAAAAAATTCAGTATTAGCTAATGCCCCACAATTATTACAATCCATAAAATAACTTTACAACGAACATTGAGATACAACGAACATTGAGAATGTTGTGACAAAACCGAATGCTTTTGTCGAATTTCAATCAATAAAACAATCCAAATATGTTAAATAGTATATTAAAACCAAGGTACCAAACCCAAATGTTCGGTCTGAACACTAAATTTTGGTTTTGAAGACGCCTCAGCCCCGAACAGCTACCTAAATAGCTATCCGGGGCTGAAAGCGCAGCCGAAAGGCTGAAAATTAACTTTAGCGGGTAATTATGAGACGAACGAGGCCCCGGGGGTTGTAGGCGCCGATGCCGAGATTTTCGAACATCGAAAATCCTATGCTCCGGTCCTCCGGGTTATCGGCACTCAATACCGTAAGTTCCGTCCTTACAGGGATCCTGCCAAAATGCTCGGGCTCGCAGCACACGTAGGTGACGCCTGCGGGAACGAGACGGCTGACAATGAACTGGGCATTCCACCCAGTCGCCATCATACCAGTCTTCCACAGTGTCGCCTGGCTCTCGATATCCAGCACGTCACGACCGAACTTGCGAATATCAGCGTAGTCCGTCGCGTTCATGTAGACACGCGCAACCCGTAGGTCGTGCCGCTCGATCTCCGCGAATGCATCGGCAAGAACCGCCGGTGAAACCGGAGCGACCACTGGAATGTCCGGGTTCGTTCCGCCTGGAAGCGAATCGAAACCGGCAATGGCGATGGCATCGAGAATTGAGAATACCCGGTCGTCCTCAGCTGCCTGAATTTGCGCTTTGCCAAGGTCCTGCATACGCTTCAGCAGGTCGTATCGGCGCTCCTTGACCTGAGTCAGGGGTGCCTTCGGCAGGGCCGCAATCTCAAACAGCGGGAAAATGACGCGGCGGGGCTTGGCAACGGCTGTAATGCTATCGCCTTCCTCACCGATGACGTAGGCTACAACCTCCGGATCCTTGTCATAGATCGGAAGCGTGCCATCCGGAATCTGCTCAACCAAGAAGGTCTTACGACCTACCGAGGAATAATCCCGGCGAGTACGAAGCGGCTGAATCATTGATGCAGCCAGACGCTTACGGCCACCTGACGAACCAATGTACTTATCGACAATCGCTTGCTTCACCGCGTTGTCAACAACGTTTACGCCAAATCCTGACATGGTACTTGCTCCTCTCCGTTATACGCGAAGCTCGAAGAAGAGCTCGGTTGAGGTTGCATCAGGAGGAGCGATGACCACGCCCATTCGGGTCACGTCTGGCTCAATAGCCGCACCGGCAACGCCGCTACCGAGGCCAAGAGCAGTAATCCACTGCGCCTCGTAGGAATCTTGCCAGCGGTTGGATAGATACCCGTTTACCGACGCATACAGGAACTGTCCGCTAACGTAAGCGGGAAGTGGATTTCCCACCACACCGCCTCCGAGGACTGATTGTATGTCGGTCTCGTAGATTTTGTCGCCGGCCGAACCGCCGCAACGCAAAACCGGGCCTTTTCCGGAGGCGACTCCGGGGGTGTTCTCATTGGCATTACCCAACGAGTCGTTGATGAACATACCTAGTGGGCGAACGTCCTGAATGTATACAGGACCGGCCAAAACTACTGCGCCACCTATTACGTTCGAACCCTGATCCGGCCGCGTGAAAGCAACCGAACCGCCCAACACACCACGCTTGACGTTCGCAGGCAACGTGGTGCTTACTGCTGCGGGGAGTGTTTCCACGTTCGGGTTCAACTGTGTAAACGCATCGCTCGCAAGAACCCCGATGGAGTCCTTTACGACCGAATACAGAATACGCAGTGCGCCCTGGCTTTCGCGGAAATCACCGCTACCCTGGCCACCAATCGGCATTGTTTAACTCCAGTCCTGCTAGCCCAGAGAATCCAAATCGTCAGAACTATGGAACAAGAAAAGGCTTCAGTCCGGTTTTCACCGCGACGCCATTTCTCTCATTCTCAAATCCTACCGATCGTGGACCTCCTTCAAGTTTCGCTGGACGTGTCAGTTTTTATTTTTATCTACCGGTCGGTTGGGTACCCGGAAAGGTATACCCGATCCTGACCAGAAATTCAGGGAGAATCCCAGAGTGACTCTAATTGGTCATCTACTGAGCTACTCGGTGTCGGACGAACATTTCCGATACGCTTGGCGCCCTGCTTCGTTGAAGCCGTACGGGACAGTGAAAAATTTCCGAGCTCTGCTGCCTGACGTTCGCGATAAGCAGCCTCAATCTCTCGCTGTGCCTTGATTTCCTCATCATCAGCGAAGAGCAAATCAAGTTCATCAGTTTGTCCGGCCGTACGAGTTTCCGGCTCATCTTCCTCTTCAAAAGAGATATCGATGGCGGGCTGCGTAGAACTCTCCTTCTTTTTTCCCTCTTCTTTTCCCTCTTCACCCTCAAATAGGGCGGACAATTCCGATTCTCCGGCCTCTTCGGCCGCTTCGGGTGCAACGATCTTGCTGGCCTGACTCAAAAGGTCAGCTAATTGCTGCTGCTCTTCAGCGGAGAGACCGCCATCATCTTTAGAGGTTGAGGTATATGCTTCTTTCTTACCCTCGTCCTCTGACTCGCCGTTATCGGTGGCCGTGTCGGTGGCCGTGTCGGTGGCCGTGTCAGTGGCCGTATCGGTGGCCGTATCGGTGGCGGCCGTCTTTGCCTGATCAGGCGCTGAAGCAGCGATAGCAAGCATAGATTTCAACGTCGGATCATCCAATGACATATAGAGTGACCCGAGTTTTTCAACCTGCTCCTCAGTCGCCAATTTACCAATAGTGCGCAAAGCCAAATGAGCACAGGCCGTAGCACGCTTAATTCTATTCTCTTGGTCAAGCGAGCGGGGTGATGTCTCATGAATCCGCTTTAAAGCGGCAGATAATAGCTTATTGGGCATCCCCATAAGCTCAAGGGCCTGATCCTCGATCAATTTCTCATTTGAGGTCTTAAGCAGCACCCGAGCAACCTGTTCACAGGCATGGGCCTTTCGCTCGGCCGCTTGTTTCTGATTATCGTATTTACCTTTCCCTCCCCAATTATCTGAATCCTTATGCTTCCAGGTATCAGGTCTGAATTCTGGCAAACCTATTTCATTACGCTTAACGTGTCCACTCTCGTATTCAACATCAACATGCTTATTTGGTGCCCAACTCTCCGCCCATGAATCGGGGTCACCACTTTCATAATCAGTAGCACCCGGTTGGGGGTGTTCTTGATTCATATTATAAATGTCAGCCTGCTTAGCAACTGCCGCAGTTTTGGCGGAACCTTCCTGAGGCTTCTCCTCAGGCTTTTCGTCCGCTGCGACCTTTGAAGTCGGATCTGACCAAGTTGAACGTTGGCGCATGATATTTACGCTCCTAAACGTGGTGGTTCATCAGAAATTTAATCAAACCGAACCAAGAGAATATATCTTCCGTTTCCATCGGAAGAACTTTTCCTCGTTCGGGTCGATCAACCTTCCGAGCTTTATCCTGCAGGCCGAGACGTACGAATTTTCACTCGGGTACAAGTTCGGGGGTCCTATGGCTAATATTATTTTATATAATTGGTCAGGATAAGTTCTACCCTTAACTTTGTCCTCAATCCATGAAAGAATAAGTAAATCACGTCCAGAAAGCTTTGAAGTTTTAATAGCTATTCTACCGCCAAAATGAACAATCTTATATGTATTTGATGCCCAACGAATAAGCTTTGGAGATTTAGGGAATTTTTTCTTTAAGTCTTGTTCAAAAGCACGAACTAAATTCTCATCACCGTATAAATCTGCGGTCGGGGAACCGACATATCCAACATCTTGCTCGGTAGGTATTAACTTCAATCTAATTCTATCAACAATTCGTTCGATTAAGGTATTTTCAACTTCTTCAACTAATTTTTCGATCGGATCGGACTTTTTTGATTTCTCAGGCTTATCCCCCTCGGCCTCGGTCTCGGGCTTATCCTCTTCAAAAAGATCTTCCTTCGGCTTATCTTCCTTCGGCTTATCTTCCTTCGGCTTATCTTCCTTCGGCTTATCTTCCTTTGGCTCTTCCTCAGCAATTCGTTTAAATGATGCTGCTTTCTTCAAAACATCATCAGGAATGTCTAAATTTCTACCCATGAACACTTCATGAGCTTTTTCCAATTTGGTTGCAACCTGAACCATATCTGGATTCAATAAATTTCTGCGAACAGCACCACGAAACGCTGGAGAATGAACCCAAGAAGCTTCAATAAATTGGTTGCTGTTCGGAACGGATATGGATCCGCAGAGCTCACTAATCGCGTGTTCTACACCCGATTCATCTATAAA